TTAACCGTGTTGCACAAATGTTGCACAAACTTGATTGAGTGAATTAATAATTTTTGCATCTTGTTGATCTTTATATTCATCAAGTAAGTGAGCGTAGATTGATAAAGTGATTGCTATATTAGCATGTCCTAAGCGTTTACTAATAGCAGCTATATCAATTCCCTGCGAAATCAAATATGAAACGTGAGTATGTCTTAAACTATGGAAATGAAAATCAGGCTTATTAAGTCCGATTTCCTTAATGGCTTTTCTTAAGAATTGATTTACAGCAGAACTAGAAGGTGGTAATCCAGTTCTAGGAATAGCAAAAATAAATTCAGAATTATTAATTTTTAATTGTTTCAATTTATCTAATAAGAAAGAATTAACTTTAATTTTCCGAACTGAGCTTTCGGTTTTTGTTGGTCCTAATGTTTTTAAATTAGGATTCCAGGTTTTATTAATATCAATAATTTTATTCTTAAAATCAATATCAGTCCATTTTAAAGCTGTTAGTTCTCCAAGTCGTGCCCCAGTAAATAATCCTGCTAGAACTAAATATTTGCTAGTATAACGAGGAGTTAAACTTGTTAAGCATAATTGTATCAGTTTATCCATTTCTCCTTCATTAAGGTATTCTATGGCTCTGACATTGTCTTGATTTCCTGTGATGGTTGTGCGATTGGTAAAATTCTTAACGATTAAACCATCTTCAATGGCATTTCCTGCACAAGCTTTAACCATAATATTGGTTTTACGAACTGTAGCAGGAGCATGGTTTTTACCAAGCCAATTTAAATAGCTTTGATATTTAGCTCTTGAAATATCTTTTATTTTTATTGATCCAAAGTATTTTTCGATGTAATGATGATTAGTAATATATCTCTTTTGCGTTGATTTTCTGATAATCGGGAATTTAAAAGTAAGATACCAGTGTTCAAAATAGTCGGCAAACACAGGATTCTTAACTACATCTACACCTGAAATAGAAGCAGCTTCCATTTTAATTCCGTACTGTTGTGCTTCAGCCTTAGTTTTAAAACCGCCCTTTGATTTTTGTTTTAAAACAGATTTCATAGATTGAGACTTGGGATCCCATTCTTGAACTCTCTTAGAAAATCTGACGTACCAAGTCTTTCCACGTTTCTTAATTGAAGCCATAAAATACTCCTATTCTAGCCGTGGTTCTGCTACAATAAAAGGGCAGAGTCCAAGTGGCTTTGTTCATATATACTATCGCTATTGGCGTAGGATGGTTGTTTAATTTAAATACATTTATTTTTAGAGCTATTGGCGTAGCTCATCTATTACTCACTTACTGTTGGCGCAGTAGGTGAGTTTTTTTGTTTTAGATTACAAGAGTTAATTTATTTAGATTGTTTTTCTTTACAGCTCCCATGATTAAGAACCAATCAATAATAGTCCAAAGGCCCAAACCACCTAAAGTTAGCAGTTTTCCAATGCCTAGCCCAATTTGACCATTATAAAATCGATCAATGCCTAGGCATCCAAAGAATAATGAAAGCAATAGAGCTATTACAGGATTTTTTAGATTAAGTGCTTGTATTGTGGTTTGTCTGTTAGTAGGTAAATCTTCCAATTTTTGTTTTACAAAAGGAATGCTATCAGATGGAATTTCATTACTATGTGTAGTGATCCACAAATTAGCAAAGTCTTCACGCTTAGCCTTTTCTTCACTGTTAATTTCAGTTGTCATATTTTCCTCCTAAAAAATAGATACTCAGCTTTTAAAGTCTTCAGTTATTGGACTGTAATTAATTATCATTACGTTCGAATAAATCTTTAGTAGCTTCAGCCATTCTGGATGGTATACCATATGCTGTTAAGAATTGTCCTGGTTCTTCGAAGTACTGACCACGACTACAAGCATAATCAAATAGTAGATTCAATGAATATAGATCCGCTGATTTTTCTTCAGAGTTCTGACCAGCAAAACTACTATAATATAAGATTCCTTTATCACCTAAAACGAAATGGCCAATTTCATGACCGATAATAAAAGGAAGCTCACTTTTATTATGCCAATTTAAATTAATAACCATTAAATTATGTTTTTTTAAAGATAGAGAAGGATCGTAAGGATCCGCACGAACTAACTTATAGCCGATTCCATGATCAAAAGCATAATTTAAAAGATACTCAATTAAATCATTCATGCTTATCAGCTTTACCTTCTTTAATATCAGCATCCATTAGACCACGTATCATATCTAAATATTTATCAGGTACGTTATAACCGTGATACATTACTGGTTTGTCATCATCTAAAGAAAATGAATCTTCTGAAGGTAAAGATGGATCATCAGTTAAGCCGTTCAAATAATCAGTAGTAGTATGCAATAATTCTGCCACTTGCTTTAGTTTATCTGATCGTGGTGTCTTAACTCGCCAACTATAAACAGTATTAGGACTAATACCCGTTTTTTCTGCAACATCTGAAAGAGATAAATCAAATTGTTTAGCCCTTTCTTTTATACGTTCTAATAGCATTTGTAAGTACCTTTCTAAAGTACCTACACAAATTATTACTAAAAAGTACAAAAATACTGTTGACTAATTAGTACTTAAGTACTAATATAATTTATGTAAGTTGAAATGTAATAAAAAAAGTAATAAGTAATATCCGTTTTCTTATTGAGTGGGGACTCTTTGAAACGTTTATTTCTTATACCTATATATTACTCTTTAGTATTAAAAATTCAATATTTTTTAGTACTTTTTCACTTACTATTTTATAAAAGAGTGAGGTGAAAGCAATGCCATCAACAATGCCAGGAAGAGAATTAGTAAAGCAATTTCTTCAACAGAATGGAATTAAAACTACTGATCTCGCAAAGATGTATGGAATGACTAAACAAGAAGTTTCTGATTATTTATCAGGCAGAAAAGTAAACCCTGCAAGTAATCAATTTGTTCTTAAAGTTATTCGCGATTTCAAGATTGGATAAGGAGTGATCACATGCAATTAGCAATTGATGATTCTTCATTAGAACAAGTAGTTGATCTAATTATGAAGAAACGTGGTTATGTTCCAGAAAATCAAATAGTTGGAAAAACCATTAGTATTGATGAATTTGCTAAAAAGTATGCCAAACCACACGGCGCTGCTTGGGTAAAAAGAAATATCCTTTATCCATTCGAACCTGATTGGTGTAGCAATATTCATCCAGGTCGAGGCGGTAAGATGACAATCTTTGAGTATCCAGCTGCTATTTGGATGAATGAACACAGAAAGGAGATCGATTGGGATGCAAAATAAGAATTTTTATCGTGAATTTAATAAGCCAATTCATCAAAATCATATCAATATGGATGACACAATTTTTAAAATCTTTATTGCTGTAGTGCTTTTAAGTTTAAGCCTTTTATCATATGGCTTCTGGGACGCAATCATCAATTTATTTTCATAGGAGATAAAAATGAAACTTAGCAAAGAAACAATTGAAAAATTATGGGCTACCACTGATGCGGTAAGCGATGGCCAAATTAAAAAGCCTAATCGCACCAACGATTAGTTAGAAAGGAAAAAAACAATGAATGTATTTGAGTTAAACAACGCCATTAAACAAGTTCAAGAAAAGGATCTTGATCCTGAAACTTTAAAGGACACGCTAGAGAGTCTTGAACTTCCAAGAAATGAAAAACTTGATAATGTAGCCACTTGGATTGAAGAAAATAATATGAAACTTCAATGGTTAAAAGAAAAGAAACGTCAATTAAGTGATGTTGAAACTTCTATTAAAAATCAAAATGAAAGACTTCAAGAATTTCTTACTAAAGCTATTGATGATAGTGGCCATAAAGAAATTCAAACAGAGAATCACATTCTTAAGCCTCGTAACTATAAAGATTCTGTAATTGTTGAAGCTACTGAAAAATTGCCAATTGATTACATTGTTTGCTCTGAAGTTGTTAAGCCTAACAAGAAATTGATTTATGAAGATCTTAAGAAGGGCAAGCAAATTAAGGGCGCTCATTTAAAACGCAATAGGAGAACTACAATCAAATGATTAAAGCAGAAATTGATATTACAGAACAAATGCAAGGCTTTAGCAAATTTGCTAAACAAAATGATGTTAATCATGCTATGGATGAAATTTTAATTATCTGCAGAAAAACAATGATGACACCACAAATTGTGTTATATCAAATTGCTGAAGCTGCAAATGAAAATAATCAAATAGCGGATTATCAAATGGCATGTAAGATTCAAGAATTACTAGATAAACAAAGAAATGAAATCAAACGTAAATCAGAGATGATTGAAGATTCCGTTAATGATGCCATTTATGGGTTAAATGAAATTAAAAAAACAGGTAATCCAGCAGTTATTAAGAACTATCTTGAAGCTGTTCGGTTGGATTTAGAACAGATTGAGAGTGTTTTATGAAAATTAGCCTTAAAGGATTTTCAAATAAGGATTTAGCTAAATTATTTGATCGTGCGGCTAAAGCTAATGATCGACATTTAGCCAAAACAATAGTTTACAGATTAGCCTACAGACACCATGAAAGTTTTGAAGCACAGCTCCGTTATTTAGGTAAAAGAGCGGTTAAAAGAGAAGACTATCAGTCATTCAATATGGTAGCTAAGTTATGGAAGGATCGTGAATAAGATTTACGAATTAAGACCATACCAAACGGATTTAATTAATCGAATCGTTGATTCTATGAAAAAGCATCATCGTGTAATTATCGTTCAAAGTCCGCCACGAACAGGAAAAACAGTGAGTAATGGCAGAAATTGCACGAAGAACTACAAACAACAATAAGCGAGTAATGTTCCTAATACACAGACACGAAGTGTTAGATCAAGCCGTTAAAACTTTCAATGAACAAGGTGTAAATCCTAGTTTATTAACTGCCGGAATGGTTCAAACGTTAACTAGAAGAGTTGATAAATTGGCGGTTCCTAATGTGATTCTAGTTGATGAAGCTCATCATGCTTTAGCTAAGAGCTATCAAAGAATCTTAAGCAAGTTTCCTAAAGCTATAGTTTTACTTTTCACAGCAACACCACATAGAACAGGAAAAATGCAACTTGATCAGATTGCTGATGATATTATCGTTGGTCAATCGATTCATGAATTAACTGAAAAAGGATTTCTAGCACCATTCAGATACTTTCAACCACCTAATGATTTTGATTCTAAATTATTAAAACGTGGAAGTACTGGTGATTTTACTAATGAATCAATGCAGGAAGCGATGTCTACCAAAATTTTTGGGCATATCGTGAAGCAGTACAAAAGAATTGCTAAAGGGATGCAAGCGGTGGTTTATACATATTCCATTGACTCTGCTGTTGAGATAGCCCATAAATTCAATTCTGAGGGGATTTCAGCAGTTGAAGTAGATGGAACGACACCGAAAGAAAAACGCACTGTAGCTGTCCGAAAATTTCGAGAACAAGAAATCAAGATACTTGTTAACGTAAATCTGTTTACTGAAGGTGTTGACCTTCCGAATGTCGATTGCGTGATTATGGCACGTCCCACAGCATCACTAGCATTGTACTTACAATTCTCAATGCGGTGTTTAAATCCTAGACCTAATAAAACTGCCATCATCATCGACCACGCTAATAACTTTAAACAGTTTGGTTATCCAGATGATGATCGTGATTGGAAACAAGCCATTAAATCCGGCAAGCAGAAAAGCAAAACGCTATTGACTGATCCAGGGCTTTCAATTGTTACTTGTGATTACTGTTTTGCAGTAGTTAAGGCTTCAGAAGTTAAAGATGGTAAATGTCCTATCTGCGGTAAGCCTATCAAAGTTCATGAAGCAAAGCCAGTTAGTGATGTTGATTTAGTAGAAGCAACCAAAGATAGACAAAAATTAATCCATGAAATTGTTCACAGTAATTTGCTTAAAGAAGTAGCAAATAAAAATGTTAGTGAACTTCACACGATGAAAGAACTTCAAGCCTATGGAAAATTACATGGGTACAAAAAAGGATGGAGTTTCTATATGGCTAAAAGAAAAGGAATATTGAAAAGTAGAAAGTGATAAATAATGGCAAGTAATAAATTAGAAGATTTAAACGACATGCTTTTTAATCAATTAGTCAGATTAGATAAAGATGACATCAGTGATGATGAACTAAAAAAAGAAGTTGATCGTAGTAAAGCCATGAATAGCGTGGCTCACACAATCGTTGACAATGCACGTGTAGTACTTTCAGCAGCTAAATTTATGGATAACAGAATTGATCCAAATTCTGAACTTCCTCACATGATTGGAGTTGAGGCACCTCATGACGCAAAAAAGAAACAGTAAAGGCCAGTTTGTTAAAGGCATGACACCTTGGAATAAAGGCAAAGACTTCAACCCTGGTGGTAGATCAGTTGAAACAAGATTCAAAAAAGGGGTAAAGCCGCCTAAGTATCAAGAGATTGGCGCTATTGTTAAGCACAAAGACGGTTATACATATATCAAATTAGCTGAACATAAATGGCAATTGTATCAAAGATATATCTGGGAAAAGTATCATCATAAAAAGCTAAAAAGAAGTCAAACAGTACTTTTCTTAGATGGTAATAGAAATAATTTTGCACCAGATAACCTGATAGCTATTTCAAGAAAAGAACTAGCAATCATAAATCACGAAAAACTTTTAACAAAAGGCAGTAGTGATTTATCCAGAACAGGTATTCTGATCGCAAAACTAAAACTGAAAACAAGAAGGAGAATAAAAAATGATAAATTTACCAAAAGTTCAAATGCTTAAGCCGAAACCACAGCCTAGAAATTTCTTTATCTGGGGGAGTCCGATGACAGGGAAGAGCTACTTTTCAAGTTTCTTTCCAAATCCACTGGTGTTGAATACAGATGGAAATTCAGAACAGGGAAGCGCACCAAGTATTCAAATAAGAAATATTCGTGGTGAAAACGGAACTTTAAAGCAATCTGCGATTAAACAACTTGATGATATTATTACAGCTTTACAAGTTGAAAATCCTAAGCGTCCAGCAGATCAACAATTCAAGACAATTGTTATCGATGTAATTGATGATATTTGTGTAATGATCGAACAGGCTATTTGTTTAGATGCTGGTGTACAAGCCTTAAGCGATATTCCATACGGCAAAGGCTATGCAATGTTTAACACAGCTCTTCAGCAATTCGTTATGGATTTGAAGGCTTTACCACTCAACGTAATTTACATCAGCCGTGAATTGGCTATCACAGATGAAAATACTGGCGCTACTACTTATGAGCCTAGTTTAAAAACCAAGTACTACAACATCGTGAATGGTAACTGCGATGTAGTTATTAGAACCAAGAAAATTGGTGACGGTCAAAACGCTTCTTACTTTAGAGAAGTTAAGGCTTTAAGAACTATGTATAATCCAGCCAATATCACTGATCATCGAATTCTGCAGCTACTTGAAAGTTGTACTGGCATGTTTAAAAAAGAAGATTTAGAAAAATTACAAGCAAAGAAAAAGGAGAATAAGTAAAAATGAGTTTATTAGATGCATTAAATGAAGTTAAGAAATCAGATTTCGATCCTAAAAAAGGTAAAGAATACAATGCCTTTGAAAATATTCCAGCAGGAACTTACAAAGTTAGCCTTGATGGAGTAGCTCACAACGCAAAAGGAGATCGTGATTTCTTAATGTTAAGTTTCTTGGTTATTGAAGGTAAATATGAAGGCAAAACTGAATCCGTCTTTCCAACGCTTGCACAAGTAACCAGCACAGGCAAGCCAATGCCTCAATTTGTATTAGCTAGATCTATTTCAATGCTTCAAGTTATTGGCGAAATGGTAGATACTCCAATTCCTGATTCATGCTTTAACCATGAAAGCGAAACTAACGCATATGAAGATCTAGCTCAAGTGTTAACACCTGCAAAGGGCAAAGTCTTAATGATGACTATCAAAGAAACACCAAACAAGAAGAATCCTGATCATCCTTACAGAAATTATGAATTTGGAAAAGCAGAGCAACCCAAAGAATTATCAGTAGATGATAAACAAGATCCGTTCGCAGGTCAAAATAATGGTATTGAATTAACCGATGACGATTTGCCATTTGGTAAATAAAAATGCACATATTTTTAAGCTATTTATTTTGGCTCATAGGTATCGTATTAATTTTCTATTTGTTATGGAGGCGGTGACATGCATCCCAACTTAGTAAACTACGCATTAAGCTATGCAGAACATGGATTTTCAGTAATTCCAATTGGCAATAATAAACGGCCACTAATTAAATTTGCGGATAAACCACCACTTACAAACACAGAAATCCGTGAAATATGGAAGAAATATCCAACAGCGAATATTGCATTGAAAACTGACAAATTCTTTGTAATTGATGTGGATCGTCACAGTGGTGAAGATGGCATGAAGTCTATCAAGGCTTTAAATCATGATGAATGGTTCAAAGATACATTAACTGAAAGAACTGCCCACAATGGTTTTCACTTCTTCTTTACTAAACCGTCTAAGGTTAAGATTCAACAAAATATTGGATTTTTGCCTTCGGTTGATTTAAAGGCTCACAAAAATAATTATGTTGTGGTTGCTCCATCGATGTTGGGTGATAAACAATACAAATGGTTAAACAGTGAACCAATGAAAGAACCACCCAAAGGATTGATTGATTTAATCCTTGAAAAGCAAAAAGAGCAAATTCCAGTGGATGATGATTTGAAGGGTGCTTATACATCTAAGGATAAATCAGCAACTGCACAATTATTTGAAAAAATCGTTGATGGCTTGGGAAAAACTGGTGGACGTAACAATGCATTAGCTAGTTTTATGGGTGGTTTATTATTCCGTGGTGTTGATCCAAACAAAGCATATCAATTGGCTACAATTGCTAATAGCAATACAGAAGACAAATTAAGTGATGATGAAGTCTATAAGACATGTGAAAGTATGTTAGATAAAGAAATGAGGCGAAGAAACATAAATTGAGCAAATTAAAAGTATTAGATCAATCTAAAGTAAAAAAAATCAATCAAGATAATAAAAAGCCAAAATTAGACTTTGACTTAACTAATGATGAATCTATCAAAACTACCAGTACTAAGAACATAGCCTTAATTCTGCAACATGATCCTAATTTAAAAGGTATCCTTAGATTTAATCGCTTCACTGATGAAATTGATGTGACTAAAAAAGTAACTTTAGATTTAACAAAACAAGGTATTTCTAAAATTGTTTTACCCAAAGGTCAATTAAATGATGGCGTGGTTAATGATATTGTTCTTTATATCTCGGTTTGTCCTGATTATAAAGTTACATTTAAAACTAATTTAGTTAGTCAAGTGATTGATTCAGTTGCTAGAGCAAATTCTTATAATCCAGTAATTGATTATTTTGAAACTTGCTTAACTAAATGGGACAAGAAACCACGGCTTGATGATTTTTTGCAGAAATATCTTGGTACTGATGATTCCGAGGCTACTAAATTAACAGTGCGTTTGTGGTTTATGGGCGCTGTGGCTAAGGGATATAATCCACTAACTAAATTTGATTATGTTCTTGATCTTGTAGGTGGTCAAGGAATTGGTAAAACTACGCTTTTACGAGAAATTGCACCATGTGGCTTCTATACTGACCAATTCAATTCGTTTACTGATAAAGATGATAAAGCAGAACTTAAAAACGCTCTAATCGTTAATGATGATGAAATGACTGCTTCAAATAAGAGTTCATTTGAAGTTGTGAAGAAATTCATCACAGAACAAGTTTTCAGGTATCGACCTTCATATGGCAAATACATCATGACTTTCAACAAAGGTTTTGTAATGGCTAGAACTACTAACGAAGTTCAACACTTAAAAGATAAATCGGGTGATCGTAGATTTTTATCTATTCGCTGTGATAGCAAGCGTCAAAGAGTTCATCCTGTTGAAGGACTAAAACAAGATGAAATTGATCAAGTCTGGGGTGAAGCTGTATATCTTTGGAAACACACAAAGGATCCTTTCAAGCTTTCGCCTAAGCAAGAGGCTATTTTAGCAAACAATCGTAAACAATTCTTAGCCACTTCAGAAGTTGAAGATGAAGTTAAGACTTTATTAGATGGTCAATTCAAAGATCGTAAATTTATTTCTAATCAAGAAATGCGTAGAGCTTTAATGGTTGGATTAGGTAGAGAAATTAAAGATAAAGATATTAGGACTATGCGCTATGTAATGAGCCATATGGATTTTGAAGTTGGCGCTAATGGTTATGATCAATCTCAAAAGAAAATGGCTAGAGGATTTAGAAAGCGTTAGGTTTGTTAGGTTTGCGTTATGTCCTTCAGCCTTACTCCCTCTAAGAGTTATATAAAATACATAACACATAACAGTATAAATAAAATATATAAATTAATTATTAATAATATATATAGTACCCATGTATTATTAATAGTTTAGAAAAAAGCGTTAGGTTGTTAGGTTTTGCTGTAAACCCTTGATATATCAACGTTTATAGATGTTATGAATACCTAACTTTCATAACGCTATGAGGTAAAAATATGATTGATGCTATTGGATTTGATGAATACACAGATACAGTTAATCAAATAGAGAAAATTAACGAACAAATTAATAAAGAGAATAGATCACTTACAAAAGATGAAGCTAAGAAGATAATTACATTATTAATTCGATTATTGGAATTTGAAAATGTAAAAGTTGAAATTCAGAAAAGTGATTCTAACACTTATTGGGCTAAGACTAAAAATAATGAATATCACTGCTATCTTGCAGAAGATTTACCAGTTGATTTTCATATTGCTTCAATTGACGGTAAAAGAAAAGTTAATAATAGTTATTTAACTGATAAATCTTTTAAGCATCAGTTAAGTATTGAACTTGATAAAGAGTGGTATATAACCCTTATCAACGATTGGCTGAGACAATTTTAAACGAGGTGAATATTAATGGATAGTAATTTTAGAAAATATACTGATAATTTAGCTGTTACTTTAGAAAACAAAAATCAAGACTATGGTGATAGCTTTAGCAGATCTGTAGATAAATTCGGAATTATTGCAGCAGTTGTAAGGCTTGAAGACAAATTCAACCGCTTAGAGAACTTAACTGCTAATGGTGACAAAGAAAAGGTTAAAGATGAATCATTAGCAGATACTGCACTCGATATTTCAGGATATGGATTATTGTTGTACAAGTACTTAAAGGAGCATGAAAATGATTGATAAAGAATTATTTAATGAAGGAATTAAAACTGTTGAATCTGAATTAAATGATGTTAAAAGACAACAACAGCATTGGAACAAAGGACATAAAGTTAATACCAGAAAGCTTTATTTAAACTTAAATGCTACTATGCTAACGCTTAAATTTTTGACAAATGAAGCGGAAAAAGAATTTTTAAAAGAAACACAAAAGGAGCATGAAAATGACAGAAGATAAAGTGGCATTAACAGAATACCGTCCACATACTGCAGTAATTATCACAATCGGCTTTAATCCCATGACTTTGTTTGTAGAAGAACCAATTGATCAAATCAAAACGGTCTTAGAAAGAATCAAGAATCAGGAATATTTCACTTTAAACGTAGCCATGCAAAAACATAGAAACTACGTTTTATGGAATCCTGAATGCGATGATGACATTGCTTACTGTGATTGGGATTTAAAAAAAGCGACAGTTAAAGCTTTTCATAAGTTGTATAAGAAACAGGGCACTGGTTTAAAAGCTCATTATTGGGGTAGCGATAAGGATTTTCAATCAGAAAAATTTTATGGATTAGAGAATATTCATGTAGAGGTTGATAAAGATGGGTATTAGATATGGCTTTAATTACCACACTGATGAGAATATTAGTAATTTAGCAATGATGATTATGCAGAAGGTTAACAAACTTAAGCCTGACTACTTAGAAATTGATGGTCTAGCACATGAGATTATCAAATGCTGTCAGCAGGGGATGAAAAACAATGAACGAAAATAAGTGCCCATACTGTCAATGATAGATATTAGCCATATACGGCTATAGGAGCGTCTCTAACGCTTGTAAAAAGTCAAATAGGGTAATTATACTAAGTGTTTTTGAAACCGTAGAAAGAGGTTTATATGAAATCAGAGCATAATATTCAAAGAGAGATTCAAGTGGCTTTATCTCGAAAAGGCTATAAAGTATTTCGAGCTAATGTGGGTTCTGTTCATACTAGTGACGGTAGATTTTTTAAAACGGGTTTGCCAAGCGGTTTTTTTGATTTATTTGGTTTCAGACCCGAAGACGGTAAGATTTTTTTCATTGAAGTGAAGAATGAAACTGGAAAAGCTAGACCTGACCAAATTAGATTTCATGAAATGCTACAAGATAACTATATAATTCATGGCTTGTGTCGTTCTGCCGTTGAAGCTGTCGCAGTAGTAGAAGAGAAATTGATAGGATATGGTTTTAATGGATAAAGGATACTTATGGGAGTTCGCATAATGGATTCTAAAACTATGAATTTATTACATAAAATTGAATCTAAATACGGTTCAATCGTTAATTGTCCAGAAAATGATCCAGATTATTTAGCTATTCGCAAAATTTATCCTCCAACAGGTCACGGCAAGCAAGTGGCTACGGCTGAAGATCAAATTTACAGGCTTGCGCATGAAGGGTATTCCATTAGTGAAATCGTAAATCTGGTTAGCGGCAATGATGGGGACATTTACAATTTTATCAAGCAACAAAGAATTGGAATTAAGACTGTTTTTAAGTTTAGAATTGTTGCGCCAACTAGTGAGATTTATTACGTAAGAAGCCTAGGGCACTTTATTAAAGTGATGTTTCATTATCATCCCTCAGTTAGTTGTTTAACCTTTTTGAAAGCTCGCAGATACAGAGTGAAAGCAGGTATTTATCGCTGGAAATTTATTGGCAATGGTTCGTACTATTTACCACCTTACTTGGATAAGCCAGTTAAACGAGAAGGCATTGATTATTACGTTTATGAGGAGGATTGCTATTAATGGAGCTACTAGTAGATAGTTATACTTATGATTTGTTTGTTGAATGGTGCAAGGAACATAAAATTCCAGTTTCTGTTGCTGGAACTGAAGCTTTAAGAAAATTTATGGAGTGATTATGTGGAATTAGTACCTAAAATTGATGCTGTTAAAACATATGATAATGTAAGTAGCTTTTTCAAAGATGATCTAGAAAAAATTGTTCTTATAAGCGGGAGCCGAATGGTTGATTTGTCATCACCTAGTTTTGAAGAAAATTATGGCTCAAGTGAAATAAATGGTATTGAAACTAAGTTAATCAACGGCTTAGATGCACAGAACGTTGTTAAATCTGTTCACGATGCCTTATATCGTGGCGTAGATCCAGTGTCACAAAAAATCTTGATTGGGTTATACATTAATCATCAAAGATGGGTTGATATTCAGCCGCTCGTTTACAGAGAACATACATCATTTGCAGCTTATAGAAAAAGAGCATTACTTACTTTTGCCTATTCTTTTGAAGGATGGCAGATAAAAAATCATTGTGACAAAGTTATAAGATTACTAGCGTACGAATAACGTATAACGTACGTACAAAGTACGGAATACGTACGCTAAACGTATTCATTACACGTTATTATAGTATTGTCGAAAAATTAAGGAATACCTCCCCAAAGATTTCGATAAATAACAATTTATTTTTCTTCAAGGATGATATTTGTACGTGAAATTTATAAGTAAAATTTTATCAATTGACTACAACTGATGTGTACACAGGGCAGGTGAAAATCCTGCATCATCCTTAGTGACGTTAGCAAGCGTCATTAAATAAGTTGCTCCTCTTAAATATAAAGTAGGTAAAGCGCAAAAACTCTCACGAGTAAAAAGACACGTCCGACTTATGAGTGCGGTGGTTCTGGTGTAAGTCCAGATGCGCTTATAAGTAAGATATAGCTAACCATGTATCTTACATTTAATTCTTAATACGATTAAGGAACCTAGTAGTTTAATTAGAGAAAACATAGGCAACGAAGCCAGCGATGATGGTGCAAGTCCATCCTAGGTTTTAATTTAAGTCAGCAAAGCTGGCTTTTTATTTTACAAAAATTAAGGCGGTGGTGAGATCGTGTGAAGTTAACAGCTAAGCAACGTAAATTCTGCGATGAATATATTAAATCGGGCAATGCAACTGAGGCTTACTTTAAAGCTGGATATCAAATTAAAAGTAATGAAGCGGCTAGAGCAAATGCTAGTAGAATGCTAACAAAAGCTAACATCAAAGAATATATTGAAACTAGGCTCAAACAACTTGAATCTAAAAAATTAGCAGGGGCTAGAGAGGTTTTAGAATATCTCACATCAGTTATGAGGGGAGAGCAAACGGAGTCCGTAGCGACTGCTAAAGGCATTTATGACAATGTGCCAGTTTCAGCAAAAGATAGAATTTCAGCTGCTAAAGAATTACTTAAACGTTACCCAACTGACCCATTAACTAAAGCACAATTACGTAAAGCCAATGCTGACGCAAGAGTTGCTGAAGCTAGGGCTAAGGCAATGGAGAACAGCGGTCAAGATGTTGAATTACTGGTAGAAAAAATGTTAGATAACTTAGCTAAGGAGGATTTAAAACATGGCTCTTAGTAATGTCTTAACAGACAAGCAAGCTGAAGTTTTACATACTTACTTAACTAAGCGTTTTAAGATTTTAATTTTATGTGGTGCCGTTCGTGCTGGGAAAACTTACATAGATAATCTTATTTTTCTTTATGAGTTAATGAGAGTAGCTAAATTAGCAAAACAGTTAGATGATAAGCACCCTCAATTTATTTTAGCTGGGGCGAGTTCTGGGGCTATCTATAACAACGTGATTGCTGAATTATCGCGCCAATTCGGAATAGATTTAAAAGCTGACAAGCACAATCATTATCACTTGTTTGGTGTTGATATTGTTCCTGTTTATACTGCGTCAATCGATGGATTGACTGGAGCGCGTGGATTTACTGCGTATGGAGCTTATATAAACGAAGGAACATTAGCAAATCAAGAGGTATTTAATGAAATCCGTAATCGTTGTTCCATGAGAGGCTCTCACATTATTTGTGATACAAACCCCGACATTCCAACGCACTGGCTTAAGACTGATTACATTGATAACAAAGATCCGAAAGCTGGAATTATTTCATATACGTTTACCATTGATGACAACACATTTTTAGACAAAGAATATGTTGAATCGCTTAAGGCTTCTAAGCCTAGAGGGATGTTTTACGATCGTGACATTTTAGGCTTGTGGGTAACTGGTGAAGGTATTGTTTATCAGGACTTTAATAAGGATACGATGGTTATTGATGATGATAAGATTCCTAAAGGCTTGCATTATTACTGTGGCTGCGATTGGGGTTATGAACACCCTAATCCTATTTTGTTACTAGGTGATGATGATCAAGGGAATACTTATGTTTTAAGAGATTATACAAAGAAGCATAAATTTATTAATTATTGGGTCAAGATTGCACAGAACTTACAAGATGAGTTTGGACGCAATCTTATTTTTTATGCTGATTCAGCACGTCCTGATAATGTTAATGAGTTTCAAGCAGCAGGTATTAACTGTATTAATGCCAACAAGAATGTATTGCCTGGTATTGAATACGTTGCGCAGAAGATGCGTGAAGGTAAATTCTTTATTGCTGAATCTTGTTCTCAAGGTTTAATGAATGAAATTTATCAATATGCTTGGGATGAGAATACAGGGCTACCTTTGAAAGAAAACGATGCAAGACATAACGACCGGCTGGACGCTTTACGTTATGCAATTTATTCAAGAAACGTGAAAGGAGGTTACATTCCTTGGAATTAAAACAAATGCAAGAACTGATCAAAAATACCAGTACACAACGTGCTAATTTTTTGAATAGTTATGAGAATGCATTGAAATATTATAGAAACGAAACTGATATTACAAACAGAAACGATGGTAAGTCCAAGCTAAATAAGGACGGCAAGGATGATCCACTTCGACATGCTGATAACCGTGTGCCATCAAACTTCTACCAATTGCTTGTTGATCAAGAAGCGGGTTATGTGGCTACTGTTCCTCCTCAAATTGATGTTGGTAATGAGAAATATAATGAAGACATCGCTGAAATTTTAGGTGATGATTTTGCCTTAACTATAAATAACTTAGTAATTGATGCAAGTAATGCTGGTGTTGCATGGCTTCATTATTGGATTGATCAGGATAATAATTTTAGATATGCAATTATCCCACCTAATCAAATTACACCAATTTACTCAACCACTTTGGATAATAAGCTGTTAGGTGTATTAAGATCATATAAACAGTTAGATTCTGATACTGGTAAGCTATTTACGGTTCATGAATATTGGAACGAAAAAGAGGCCACTTTCTTTAAACAACCAACTTCTAATCTTGATAGCCTTGAACCATATAACAGCATTACTAGCTATGATATGAGTGCTGGCTATGAGACTGGTGTAAGTAACGTATTAAAGCATAATTTTGGACGTGTTCCTTTTATTGCATTTCCTAAGAATAAATTAAAACTATCAGAACTCAAGAAGTGTAAAGGCCTGATTGATGCTTATGATGATATTTATAATGGCTTCTTAAATGATATTGATGATATTCAACAGGTAGTGCTGGTATTAAAGAATTATGGTGGCACATCACTTGATAAATTCATGCATGATTTGAAAACGAATAAGGCTGTTAAATTCAACAATGCAGGAAATGGTGACCAATCTGGTATTGATACTTTGCAGATTGATATTCCGGTTGAAGCTAGAAATTCAGTACTGCAGACCACCAAAGAAAATATCTTTCTTTATGGCCAAGGTATTGATCCTGCTAACTTCAAGAATAGTAATGCTAGTGGTGTGGCTATTAAAATGTTGTATTCACATTTGGAATTAAAGGCTGGCATTACAGAATCAAACTTTAGACGTGGCATTAGTCAGCTTGTGAGAGCTATTATGAATCATTTGGGTATTAGGGATGCTGACAGTATCAAGATCTCCCAGATTTGGACTAGAACTCAGGTACAAGATGATTTAGCTAAGGCTCAAGAAGTAGCTGAAGTTGCTAATTATTCAAGTAAAGAAGCAATTGCTAAGGCAAATCCAATTGTTGATGATTGGCAACAAGAACTTAAATATCAAAAAGACGATATTCAAAATAGTGACGGTTTTAGAGCTTCTCAGAGCTTTAATGATCCTGAAGATGAAGATTACTCTAATGATAATAAAAACGTTTCTGATAAATCAGAGAAGGCAAATAAGAAGTCTAGTGATTAATTATGAACTCACAAGAATACTGGAAGAAGCGCGCTCTCTTAGCTAAGCAAAAAGAAATGGTTTCAACTGCTGAATACGAAGCTGCCATGCGGTCTCGTCTTAAGGATCTTGAGAATGAACTTATTAAAGAAACTAAGAAATGGTTAACTAAATATGCTGATGAAAATAATCAGTCACTTAAAGAAGCGGCTGATTATTTAAATTCTATTGATACTAGTAAGTTTGATATGACTTTAGCAGAGTTTGAAGCTAAAGCTAAAGCGGGCGGCTTTGAAAAAGAATTGAACTCTGCTTACTATAAATCTAGAATTGCTAGACTGCAGGAATTGTACAGACAATATCAAGAAATAGCTACTAGATATGCTGACGATGAAGAAGATAATATGGCCATTGGTTTAGCCAAACGGTATGAAGATACTTACCTATTGGAAAATTACAACAAATATTTAGTAGTAGGTGGCTTAGATGTTAATTTTGCTCACTTTAATGAACAAGAATTAAAGGATATTGTTTATCAGCCCTGGCAAGGTAGTAATTTTAGTAAAAGAATCTGGAACAATTACACCAAAGTGATGCCTGAAGTGTTAACTGATGTCATGTTTAGATCAACTGCTTTAGGATATTCTTACAATCGTGTTGAACGAATGCTAAGAGATAAGTTTCAAGATGTAGTTAAATCAAATATCCATCGCTTAGTTATCACTGAAATGGGACATGCTGCAGAAAAAGCTACAGCAGAGTTCTATGAAGATTCGGACATTGAGCAGTATCAGTACTTAGCAACATTAGAAACTCATACATGTGAAGTTTGCGCACACTTAGATGAACGTGTCTTTAATGTTAAGGATAAAAAAGAAGGTGTTAATTATCCTTTGATACATCCCTACTGCAGATGCACTACAGTTCCTTACATTAAAGATTTGCCTGATATTACAAGTCGGTGGTCAAGAGATCCGATTACTGGAAAAGGCAAATGGGTAAAAAACCAGCCTTATAGTGAATGGGCTAAAAGAAACGGTCAAAAAACTTATACTTTTAGTCAATGGAAACAAGTTCAAGGGTTACAAAGAAACATCGAGTAAAAAGCGTTAGGTTTTGTTAGGTTTGTGTTAGGCACTTAACTCTTACTCTCCGTAGGGTTTATAAGTATAACCTAACACCTAACATACTATATAAAAATATAAGAATAAATTCTTTATATATTATATATATATTAATAAGTTATAGAAAACCGTTATGATGTTAGGTTTTGCCAAAAACGTTGATATATCAATGTTTTTGGGTATAACACATACCTAACATTCATAACACTTTGAGGTAAAAATACGAAAAATCTAGTGGTATAAGTAAGTGCTATAAACATATAAAGGTTATAAATGGGAATATTTAAATAATTAAAAGAACTGAATTTCAGTTCTTTTTTATTTTGTCCAATTAATGCGTTAAGACGTAAAACTGTTCGCAGTGTATGCCTTGTGAGAGGCGAACTCGTAGAAAACGTGTAAAAGGTAAGGAGAATTTATATGAAAAGAAATCAACTTAAAGATTTAGGACTTGATGAAGATCAAATCAAAGCTGTTATGGATTTGAACGGTGAAGATATTAATAATGCAAAGTCTGGTAATGATGCAATTGTTGAAGAGAACAATGCTTTGAAAGCTCAAATTGCTGAACGTGATAAAGATTTAAAAAATTTACGTAAGAATGCTAAGGATAATGAAGAATTATCAAACTCATACAAGGAATTGGAAACCAAGTATAAAAATGACACGGCAGATCTTACTAATAAATTAAATCAAACACGTCTTACTAGTGCTGTTGATCGTGCTTTAAATGCAAGCAAGGTCAGAGACACTAAGGCAATCAAAGGCTTCTTGGATATGGATAAGGTTAAGCTTGATGAACAAGGTAACCTATCAGGACTGGATGAACAAATTAAAGAAATTCACAAAACTGCACCATACATCTTTGATGAAGGTATTAAGCAGAACTATGAACCTAACAACGGAACACCTGCTACTACTGATCCGGTTCAAGCTATGGTTGATGTTTTTAAGAAATAGAGGAGATTTATTAAATGGCAGAAGTTATCAACTATGCTGATGCATACCAAAGTGCTGTGCAACAAGCTTTTTATGATGGTCACTTATATAGTGCAGATTTATGGAACTCACCATCTAACTCAATGGTTAAGTTTGATGGTGCTAAACATATTAAGGTGCCACGTTTGACTATTACTGCAGGCCGTCAGGACCGTCAACGTAGAACTATTACAAGTCCAGCAGTTAATTACAGCAATAACTGGGATTCATACGAATTAACCAATGAACGTTACTGGAGTACTCTTGTAGATCCACTAGATGTTGATGAAACTGATATGGTGGTTTCAATTGCTAACATCACTAGACAATTTAACTTGGATTCAAAGATGCCTGAAAAGGACAGAGAAATGTTTTCTAAGTTATATCAACAAAAGGTTAAGTATGACGGTCAAGATGGGGTTCACACTGAAACAGTCGATGAAACAAATGTTCTTAAGTTATTCGATGAAATGATGAGCAACTTCGATGAAGCTCGTATTCCAGCTCAAGGCCGTATCTTGTACGTAACTCCTAAGATGAATTCAATCTTGAAGCGTGCAGATGCTATGAACCGTACAGTGGTTATTTCTGATCCTTCAGCTATTACTCGTACAGTTCACTCATTGGATGAAGTAACCATTAATGTTGTTCCATCCGATCTAATGCAAACTACATTTGATTTCACTGTTGGTTCAAAGCTTAAGTCAGATGCTAAGCAAATTGAAATGTTCTTAATTAGCAATGGCGTTCAAATTGCACCTGAAAAATACAGCTTCGTTGGATTTGATCAACCATCTGCTTCAACTTCAGGTAACTACTTGTACTACGAACAATCATATGATGATGTTCTCTTATTAAGTACCAAGACTAAGGGCTATGAAGTTGTTGTTGGTGACGCTACTGGCACTAAAGACTTATCAGATTCATCAAAGCTTGTTAAGAAAGTAGATCCTGCTAATGTAAAGCCAACTGAAGCTAGTACTGTTGAAGAAATCAAAGCCTATTTAACTGCTCATAAGATTGACTTCTCTGGTAAGACTACTAAGAACGACTTGTTAGCTTTAGTAAAATAGCAAAGGTGGCGATTGGATGGACAAAGAACACATTGCTGACCAAGTTAAATTGTTAATCCCTAACAATAATGAAAATCCTGATTATGATAAGATCATTGATTTTACAGTTGATAAAATCATGAATGACATTGCTAATTACTGTAATATTCCAATTGATGAACTGCCTAATGAATTATCTACTGTAGTGGTTAACATGGCAGTTCAAGCAATTAAGGTAAATGGATTTCTTGATGGCGAGAGTGCTGCTAACATTCAATCACTAAATGAAGGTGATGCCAGTGTTACATTTAAGCCTATAAGTGATATTTATTTAGCTCTACAAGGTTTAAATCCTATTACGGATAATTACACTAATATCTTAAATAACTTCAGGAGGCTACCAGAATGAGCGAATTTAAGGGCTTAAAAAAGGTAGTTTCTTTGTTATGGACGGATAAAGCAAAAATCATTGGTACTAAAAAAGTAACTAAGAATCATATTACTAATAGTGTTGAAACCACAATAGTAGAAAATGAACCTTGCAAAGTTATTCTTAAAGGGCAATCTGCAGGCACTCAAACTATTTTTGGCACTGATGAAGCGGACGCTAAGTTACTAATCCGTAATGGCATTGATATTCCTGCTGGGGCGGTTATCTATATTACTGATCAAAACGGTAATACTACTAAATACAAACGCTCCAGTAAAGGATATTCTGGCTATTACTCACATCAAGAGTTAGCAATGGTAAGGGATGAAAAAGCATGAGTTTGGGAACTGTTGACGATGCAGAATTTCAGGCTTGGGCTAGTCGCGTTAAAGGAAGAATAGACAGCGGTCAACTGAAAAAAGAGATTGGGCAAAGCACTAAGCGCATTGGTGTACAAGCTATTAGAACGCTCAAAATTAACACTCCAGTCGATACGGGTGCTTTGCGTAAAGCTTGGGCTGTTGAAGGCCCCTCTGTAAGTGGCGGAGGATGGGTTATTAGAGTTAGCAATCCTACCGAGTATGCTTCCTATGTAGAAAGTGGTCACAGAACTCGTGGTGGCAAGAGTTGGGTGCCAGGTCAATTCTTTATGAGAAATTCCTTGAATGCGATACATTCTCAACTACCTGATCTGATAACACCTGGTTTATGGGCTTTTAGGGACTTACTATCATGACAATAATCGAAAGAATAGCGGATGAGTTAGCTCGTATCTCACCGAATACAACAATTTACACGGAGAATCAACCTAATGGGTTTGATGAACCATGTTTTTTTATAGGCAGAGCAGGAAATACAACTCTAAAGCCAGAACTTTTTGATTATGAAGTTAGAAAAATGCCATTTCAAGTTGTTTATTTTCCACCAGAAGAAAATGCTAATGAATCATTAGATGAGATGGAAGCACTGCTAATGGATAATCTAACGGTATTGCCTGACTTTGCTTATTTAAGAAATCGTGAATTCAATATAGATACTAATGAGCATACGTTAACGTGTGAATTCGATCTGGTTTTGCGGATGTACAAGCCAGATCTTTCACCAAAACAAAGGAGCTTAGATTTAAATGCAAGAACAAACGGAAACAACAGGGAATAACACCAAAGTTGAGTACGCCGAAGTCAAGTACACTAAGGCTCAAATTAAGCAAGCTAATTTGTTCCCTGGGACTAACAACACGGCAATTATTAATGCTGCGTTAGAAGATAACAAAACTTATACAATTGCCGAAGCTAAGAAAGCAATTGAAGACTTTAAAGGAGGTATGTAATTCATGGCAGGTGGAACTTGGAGAATTCAAAATAAAGTAAGACCTGGTGTCTACATCAATGTTAAAGGCGATGGTAAACCAGTATTAACCACATCTTTGGGGCGTTTATTGATGTTCCAAAACAAGCCTTTAGGTTGGGGTAAGAAAGGCATCATTGAATTAACTGCTACTAGTGATTTCACTGCACTAACTGGCCACAATAATACTGACGAGGTATTGGCTCCAGTTTATGAAGCTTTGAAGAATGCTGAAACAGTATTACTTTTAAACGATTTTGATGGTGGTACTAAGTCTACTTCTACTAAAGCAGGTGTTTACACTATTAATGCTAAGTATGAAGGTGAACAAGGTAATAACATTAGCGTTAGCTTTGCACCTAGTCTTTTAGGAGATGGTGCCAAAACTCAAGACATCACTATTACAACTTTGTTTGGTACCAAGCAAGTAGATCAAGTTAAGATCACTTTGCCGCTTGCAAACAAAGAAGCTATTACGGCAGCTGAATTAACTGACGAAAAGCAATTAGAAGTACACAATGACTATGTAGATATTACTTTTGGTACTAATCCAGCAGATGTTACTAAGGAATTAAAAGGCAACGGAGAATATCCACTTTATACTGCTATCTTTAACGGTTTAACTCAAACTGCCGCTAATGTTTCTCTAACTGGCGGCTCAAATGGTACCAACAAGGTAGTAGATGATATGAATGATTACTTGGAAAACGAATACTATGCTGTAGCAACTACTGCAGGTTGGGATGAATCAAGCAACATTCATAAACTTTTAGTTGAAGAAATTAAGCTTTTACGTGAAAACGTTGGTATTAAGGTTCGCGGTGTTGTGCCTAATGCAACAGGTGTGGTTTACAACTATGAAGGTGTATCAACTGTTTTGAATGGTTACGTGCTTAACGATGGCACTGTAATTACTCCTAATATTGCCGCAGCTAGATTTGCTGGTATGAGTGCTAGTGCTACACCAGATCAAGCATTAACTTACACTCAAATTGATGATGCTGCAGAAGCTAGACCTAAGTTGAACAACGATAAGACCATTGAAGCGTTGAATGCTGGTCAAATTGTATTTACTACTAGAGCTGGTAATCGTGTGGTTATCGAACAAGACATCAATTCACTTACTAAGTTCACTAGCATTAAGCCTAAGGACTTTAGTAAGAACCGTATTATTAGAACACTTGATGAAATCTGTACTAATACTACTCAAACATTTGAAACTAGTTTCTTAGGTAAAGTAAGTAACAATGAGTTTGGACGTGATTTATTTAAAGCTAACCGTGTGAGTTACTTATCTGGATTAGAGTCGCAAAACATAATCCGTGATTTTGACCCTAGTGATTTAAGCTTGGCTCAAGGTAATGATAAGGACGCGGTATTAATGGATTTATATGTAACTCCAGTCGACTCAATGGAAAAGCTTTACGTTAACTTGGTCGTTAGATAGAAAGGATAAGTAAATGGTAACAACTTTAGAACAGGTTTTTCATGGCAGAGATACTATTTCATCAAAAGATGCTAAAGTTACCGTCACAATTGACGGTAACGTTATTAATTTGATCGACTGTAAAGAATTAAAAATCAATATCAAGAAAAATAAAGAAAAGGTTCAAGTGCTGGGTGATCACTGGACTAAACACAAGACTACCTCTGTAGATGGTACAGGTACTTTAGGCCAATATGTAATCAATAGTAATTGGCTGAAATATGGTATTCCTTACACCATGAAGGAAGGAGATCTTTATTTCACAATTACTTTTACTATTGATGACCCAACTTCTCATGCTGGTAAACAAATTATTCAACTTGATGAAGTTAACTTGGATGAAATTCCAATTGCTGATTTTAAGGCTGATGATACTGTTATGGATATTTCAGCAGATTTCACTTTTGAAGGTATTCACTTAGTTCAACCTTTTGATGGTATTCAGTAAGGAGAAAAATAAATGGCTGAAAATTTTAATGTTGAAGATTTTATTAATGTTGAAAGTCCTGTAAAGGAAGAAGAAGTAAAGATCAAACGTTTTAAGGTACCTTTTAAAATTCGCTCTTTAACTGCAAAAGAAGTAAGCGAATTAAGAAATGATTCAAAAGAAGTCCAATTCAACAAATCAACTAGAACTTCTCAAAAGGTTTTAAATCAAGACAAGTTTGAAAATAATTTAATGGCCGCCAGTGTTGTGGTCCCTAATTTGAAGAATGAAGAACTTCAAAAACATTACGGCACTTATGGTGACCCTGCAGGCACATTGGAAGCAATGCTCTTAGCGGGTGAATATAATGCATTAGCTGAAAAAGTGTTAGAACTTTCAGGTATTGATGCTGATAATGATAATGATTTAGTTGCTGAAGCAAAAAACTAATTAACAATTCAGTTGGTGATTTTTCGATTTATAACTATGTTCTTAACAAGTATCATTGGACACCCAAACAATGGGCAGATCTAAACGAAAGAGAAAAGGCGTTAGTTGTTGCATCAATTGAATTAAGGCTAGAACAAGAAGAGGAAGAAAGAGAAGAAAGTAAAAGAGAGGCAAAGTCATAACACATTGAAATGATATGTGAGAGGCTAGGCCTCTCTTTTTTTGTAGGAACTAGAAAGGAGGTAATATATGCCAGAAATAAGTGCAACGATTAGAGTTGTTGATGCTTTTAGTAATCCGCTAGATAAATTGTCAAATGGGCTTTCAAGAGCGCAATCAGGTTTTAGCAGGTTAAAAGGCGCCCTAGGCGGAAATATGTTTGGTGGTGCTGAAAAATCCAGCAATGGCTTATTTAAATCTATGGCTGGTGGCGTTGCGGTAGGCAACATGATCAGCAAAGGAATGGGATTAGCTGGCTCTGGTATTAGATCAATGCTAGGAGAACTTAATGAAGCATCAACTTCATGGCAAACGTTTGAAGGGAATATGCACCAGTTAGGTGCATCGAATACTCAAATTGCTAGAGCCAAATCAGATATGCAGAAGTTTGCGCAACAGACAATTTATAGTGCTTCCGACATGTCTAGTACTTATGCTCAGTTAGCCGCAGTCGGTACTAAAAATACTGCTCAATTAGTTAAAGGCTTTGGTGGTTTGGCTTCTGCGGCTGATAATCCACAACAAGCTATGAAGACTTTAAGTGAGCAAGCAACTCAAATGGCGGCTAAGCCTAAAGTTCAATGGCAGGATTTTAAACTGATGTTGGAACAAACGCCAGCCGGTATTTCTGCCGTTGCTAAAACAATGGGCGAAAGCACTACACAACTTATTAAAGATATTCAGGATGGTAAAGTTAAAACTCAGGATTTCTTAAATGCTGTTGCTAAGACTGGTACCAATGCTAATTTCAGTAAGATGGCTACTCAATATAAAACAGTTGGGCAAGCTATGGATGGTTTGAAAGAGACATTAGCCAATAAACTACAACCTGCCTTTGATAAAGTGGGAAAAATTGGTATAAAAGCTGTTGAAGGTATCACTGATAGACTTGGTAATATTAACGGTGAAAAATTAGGGGATAATTTAGTTAATATTATTCAAAGCGTTAAAAGCAAGTTTGACAATTTAAAGAACAATTTCATGAATGGCTTTGCCAGCTCATTTAATATAGATGGCTTTCGAAATATGATAACTGCTGTTGGCAGTGCTATTAATAATGTTAAAAACGCTTTTAGTGGTGTAGGTGGTTCACTTGCTAATTCATTAGGCAGTTTATCTGGTAAAGGCTTGAATGGAATTAGTTCAATAATTACTAATATTGCTGATGCGATTGGAAAAATGAGCCCTGGTCAAATAAGAGCCGTAGGCACAGCAATTGCTAGCTTAGCTGGAGCATTAACTTTATTAAAAGGCGCTGGTTCTGTAGCAGGAATTATCTCAAACATTGCATCTGGATTAAGTGCTATTAAAGGCGGTTTGGGTACTGCTTTTAGTGGAATTAAAGAATTGCCTAAGGCTTTTTCAAGTATTGGACGAGCCAAAAATGATATAGCTGGTTTCTTTTCTATTTTAAAAGATGGCGCTAAAGCTGGTAGCGCAACCTACTTTGCTGATATGCTAGGTGGTTCAAAATTCGGAGCTGGTATAGGTGATATGCTGGCTAAAGTCAATGGCATTAAAACAGCTTTTGCTTCTTTAGCACCAGCCATATCCGGTTCTTTCTTACCGATTACTGGAATTATTCTTGGTGTGTCTGCAGTAGTCACTGGTGCAGTAATGGCGTGGAAGGGTAATTTCTTAGGATTTAGAGATACTGTTCAACAAGCCTTTAGTAATATTGGACAAGTATTAGGGCAAACATTCAATAATCTTGGCCAAGTATTTGCTCCAATAAGGCAGGCTTTTAGTCAAATTGGACAGGCTTTAGCTCCTGCATTATCTGCGATTAAACAGTTTGTAACAGCACTTGGTGCTGTAGCTGGTACAGGCGCACTACTAGGATTATCAATGATTGTAGATATCTTTAAAAATATTGTTAGTGGTGCTATGGCTGCTGGTAATGCAATTAAAGGCGTTGTTTCTGTAGCTAAGGGTTTGGGTGCTGCTTTAAGTGATATAAAGCGTGGTGACTTCTCATTTTCAGGTGTTAGAAAAAATTTTGCTGATGCTGGTAAAGCTTTTGCAGATGCGAGAAAGAACTTCCATCCGTTTGATTTTTCAACTACTGAGAAGACACTTAACACAGCAATTAATAATGCTAAAAAGTCCTTCGGTAACAGTAAAGTAAAAATGAAAGCAGATGTCGATACTTCAGGCATTAGCAAGAAGATGAGCAGTGTCACAAAGGGTGGCAATCATAAGATCAAAATTGGTGCTAAGGCTGATTTAAGTTCTGTTAATAAACAAATTAGTTCTATTTCTAAGAAACAGATTTCAGCACCAAAATTTAAAGCACCTAAAGTGCCGCAACCTAAAATGCCTAAAGTCAAAACTATGCCTGCACCTAAGATCAAAACTCCTAAAATACCACAACCTAAGATGCCACATCTTAAAACTATTCCAGCTCCTAAGGTGCGGAGACCTAACATGAGCGGTGTTGTTTCTGCTGTAAGAAGCGGAATGAGTAGGGCTGCTGCAGCTGCGAGAGCAGGTGGCGCACAAATTAGCGCCGCAGTTCGTAGTGCATTAAATCAAGCTGTAGCTGCTGCAAGAAGCGCCGCTGGTGCAATGCAAGCCGCTGGTGCAATGATTGGTGCTGGCTTAGCAGCTGGTATTCGTTCTCAAATTGGAGCTGTAGCCGCCGCAGCTAATGAGTTGGTAGCTCAAGCTAATAGAGCTGCAAGAGCAGCGGCACAAATTCACTCACCATCCAGATTATTTGCTGAAGTTGGTAGTTTTATTGGTCAAGGTATGGCTGTGGGTATGGATTCTACAAGAGGGCTTATTAGTCAAAGCAGTAGAGCCATGATTAATAGTGCTTATCCTGGTTTAAATAGTTCTATTAACAGTTCGGGTTCTTTAAGTTCAAGTTCAATTAGAGCAAATAGCGCTACAAGTAGCAATTACTACACTGGTGGCACTAATAATTCTAATGAAGTAACTATTGCTCCAGGTGCCATTGTAATTAACAGTTCTGGCAATCCTGAAGAAGATGCAGATGCTTTACTTGATAGACTTGAAGAAAAGATTATGGAGCAAGCTGATAAATCATTAAGTTAGGAAGTGATGCATATGCCCGATCGAAGTGGCATGGAGTTTTACATAAAAGATCAAACTACTGGTGAAAATCTTCAAATTCCGGTTAATCCTAGCGATGTTAAGTTGAAATATGAAACAGATGATCATTCTGAAACTATCGTTAATTTAGGTGAAGTAAACATTCCTGGAAAAACAAAGTTAGTAAGTGTATCAATTAATTCTGTATTTCCAACTGTAGGTGCGCATTACGTTGCTACTAAAAGCCCACATAAGCAGGCTACTTATGTTAAGAAAATCAAATCAATGCAAAGCAAAAACCACAAAGTTAGATTCGTGGTTACCAAAACAGATATTTCAATGCTGATGACTATTGCTAGTTTTGAATATGGTTTAGAGAATGGTTGGGCTGATGAATATGCCTATACTTTAGAGTTAAAACAATATCGTAAATTTAGCTACGAGAAAAAGAAAAACCCAAAAAAACGAGGCAGATCTAAGAAAGGCAAAAAACGATCTAAACCGGCTAAAAAGATTAATGTTGGGTCAACTGTTTCTGTTAATGGTCGATTACATGCTGATAGTTATGGCAAAGGAGCAGGAATGTATGAAAAGAACGCTAAACGTGAAGTTCTATACATTGTTCCCGGTCGTAAATATCCAGTTTGTGTAGGTATAAACGGCAAAGCCCGTGGTTGGGTGAAAATGAGTGAGGTAAAAAGATCATGAGCGATTTAATTCAAATGACCTTGTATAGACGCTCCACTCACTTTACACACTCTAAGCGCCGTGTTAGTTATGATATAAGTGATTTAGTAATTGATGATTCAATCACATTAGATAGAGATACTAATTTTTCAGCGACCGAATTTAACTTCAAAATGATTTTTGAAAAGAAACCAATTATTCCATATACAGGCGACATCATTTCTTTTAAATGGAAAAAGAAGAAAATGTTTTACGGCTATGTTTTTAAGTATGGCTTTGATAAAGACCATAACATTGCTGTTAAATGCTATGCCCCTAGTCGCTACTTAAAGAATGAAGATTCAATTGTGTTTAAAACTGGCACATTAAGTGAACGGTTCAAGGACGTGTGCAAACGTGCTGGAATCAAAGCTAAAGTTGTGGCTGGATCAAGTCATAAATGCAAAGCTGAAGTTGATGATGGTAAAACGTATTTTGATATGATTAAGAGTGCAATGAGCGCTACTACTAAAGCAACTCACAAACACTATTTAATTTATGACAATTATGACACTGTAGAACTTAGAAAATTCCCTTACAAAAAGTTAGATATCATTGTAGGCGATGCATCTGGATTAACAGACTATGATTACTCGGTTGATATTAATAATACTTACAACGTTGTAAAAGTTGTCAAAAAGGATAGTAAGAAAAGCAAAAACTCATCTAAAACCAAGACAGGTGAAGATGACCCAAAGACAACAACAATTAAATCGAAGTCGGTTACTATGCCATCATCTAAGCAGTGGGGAAGACTTCAAAAAGTCGTTAATGCAAAGAAAAAAGCTAACGATGCCCAGATGATTCAACAAGCTAAAAATGAGCTTAAAAATCGAAATAGAGCGAACAAAGAGCTAAAAATTACATGTGTTGGTCGTACTGATTTAGTTCCGGGCAACTATGTTACTGTTGAAATCAAAGATTACAAAAAGAAATTTAAAAACTGTCCAATCTTGAAAGCTACTCACCACTTTGGACAAGATTATACAGTTGAGTTAACAATGAAGGTGGGACAATCATGGCAGGTAAAAGGCTCTATGAGTTAATGACAAAACGTGGTGGTAAACCAAGCGATTATTCGGATGTTGTATATGGAACTGTGATTAGTTCTAAGCCATTAAAAGTACAGCTTTCTAACAATATGGTTTTGACTGATGATTTTATCGTTCTGGGTAAACATATTGGAAAATTCAAACTGCAGGGCAACGCAATTATGAAAGGTTCTGCAGATATGACTTTTCATGGCCACCACGATACAGCTAATATCAGTAAGGCTAATTTGAGTTTTAAGAAAACATCAATGTACATTGAATTTGATAATTCACTTGAAAAAGGTGATAAGGTCACAATGATCCGTTTGGATGGTGGCCAACAGTTCTATTTATTTGAAAGGATAGGTGAAGATGGTTTTGGATTCTGATGAAGAAATTAATGTTGGTGCATTAATGGAAGATGCATATTTAGATGATGCTGATCTTGATGATGAAGAAGATGATCAAAGCCCTACCTACACTTTTAAAGTTGCTAACGGTCGAATTCGTGGTATGACTGATGAACTTGATGCAATGCAACAAGCTGTAGACAAAATTCTTAAAACAGAAAGATTTGTTTATCAAATTTATGATGAACAGTATGGTAATGATTTGCCTGAACTGATTGGAGAATCTATTAATTATGCATTATCAGAAGTTGAAAGAATGACTGTTGAAGCTTTAGAAGCTGATGACCGAATCAACAATGTTGAAATCACTAAGTGTGAGCAATCAAGCAGTGATGCAATTACTGTAGAAGGCTTTGCTAATACTGTTTACGGTAGGGTTGGTTTTGAAAGTGAGGTGGATATAGTAGATGAATCCTAATGAATTAGCCGATGAATTAGAAGCGCAAAACTATGATTATTGGCTAAATTTAATGCTAGATAATGTGCCGAATGATATTGATAAACGTGAAGGCTCAATTATTTATGATGCTGTAGCTCCTGCAGCTATGGTGAGTGCGCAACAATCTTTATCATTAGCAAATATTATACGAGAAACATATATTAAAACCGCTCAAGGTGAGTTTTTGGACTATAGAGCGGTTGAACATGGTACTAGCAGATATGCAGCCACTAACACAGAAGTTAAGGCTAGATTTAATGATGATGATGGCAATCCAGTAAATGTTGAAGTAGGCGATAGGTTCGCAAGTATTGCGGAATCGCCTATTTTTTATACAGTCATTAAAGCAAATGATGACGGCACTGCAGAAATGCAAGCTGAAGAATCAGGAACAAGGGCTAATAGTTACATCGGTCAAGTACTGCCAGTTACACCTAACGACAATTTAGCATGGGCTGAAATTACTGAAGTTACTATTCCTGCTAGAGATGAAGAAACGGATGATCACTTAAGAGCGCGACTTTTAAATTCAAATAGTTGGGCACCCTACGGCGGTAACGTTGCAGATTACTTAGATATGACTAGTAAAATTTTCGATGTAGGAGCAACTCAGGTTTATCCAACGTGGGACGGGCCGGGTACAGTTAAACTAGTTATTTTGAATAATGATCTGATGCCTGCTAGTCAAACTTTAGTTAAAAAAGTTAAGGAAGAAATTGATCCTGAAGATAAAACTACCGAAGGATACGGCTTAGCTCCAATTGACCATCGGGTTACAGTAACCACCGCAGAAACATTAACCGTGAATGTGCAGATTAATGCTCTTTTGGATGCTCAACATGTCACTAGTAATATTGAGCAACAAATTAAGAATGTATTATCAAAGTTTTTCACTGAATTACGGCAAAATTGGGCAACAATTAACCCCACAACTGGTAGAGGCTATAAATTGACTATTTTTAGATCACGGATTTTATCTAAGATTATGCAAATAGAAGGTGTAGCAAGCGCCGACTTGCCTATTTTAAATGGCGAAAATAAAGATATTTCTTTAATTTTTGATAATAAAGTATCTCAATTACCTATTCTAGGGGAGGTGACAGTAATTAATGAAAACCGATGAACTTCTCAATTACATGCCTGATTACTATAACGGCGTGTATGAAATGGAGGAGTTGCTAAAAGCTCAAGGCAAAGGATTGGGTAAATTTGATGATGATCTCAATCGAACTTTATTTAATCAGTTTATTTCTAAAGCTGATGAAAAAGGTATCTCAGTATTTGAGGATCAATACGGTATCGTGCCTGAATATGGGGATAGTTTAGAGCTAAGAAGGCAAAGAGTTCTTACTAGAACATTGACACCACAACCACTTACCATCAGACGGTTAAAGCAAATTTTTGAATCTTTGAAAATTCCGGCTGAAGTTAGTGTTGATCGTCCACGACGTGTATTGAATGTTGTTTCTTGGACTGGTGAGTTAACTAAATCACAACAAAAACTGGTAATTTTTGAATTAAATACATGGTTACCGGCAAACATGGGCTATACCTACCGTTTGTGGGCTAAAACCGAAGCAGCTCACGCTTACATTGGGTCTGCTTGTGCCGTGGTTGCTCAAACTGTAGCTAAAGCAGAATGGCTAGATGATTCAACAATTGTCAAGCGATTATATCAATATAGTATTTGGGGTAAGACAAATATTGAACCGTCCGCTTATGTTGCTGCGCCGGTTACTGGAAGAACTGTTCAAACGATTGAAGCAGAAAGGAGGAATTTATGAGTAAATACAGTAGAACAAAGTTACTACCTAAAGGATTACAAATTATTCAAGGAGTAGTACGAGGAAAAACCTTTGAAATTACATCTGCTTCTTATAGTGAAAGCAAAACTAATGAAAATGATGTAATGAATCAAGGATCAATCGTTAATCCAATTGGTCATATCCCTATTTTTGCTAAAGATGATAAATCATTAGCAGATCAAGGAATTCTAGGAATTGAGTTATCTTTTACTCAAGAAAGTACTAGACTTAATAGAGATATTAATTTACAAAGTATTCAAATCGAAGGGCGACAGAATGGCACTAATGTAAGCTATCCTATCGCTTTTTCTTTGGCCGAAGAACCTGAAAGGCTTACTTTAAGTGATCCAAGCTTTGAGTTTAGAATCATGGTTTATGTTCAAGTTGGCGATACTGATAATGTGACAATTAACATTAATCCTGATGGATTAGAATCACGCAGAGAACACCAACAAGACATAGATGAAATTATTAATGCTCTAAGCGTGGGTTATGTTCCAATAGCTCTTAAAGATTCTAAGGGAAATCAACTATTAGGGCATGATGGTAAGCAATTATTTGCTAATAAGCCTATTGTTGATTTTGATCCAACTTTATCAGTTAGAGGTAAAGCGCCTGATTCTAAGCAGGTCGGGGATAACTTTAGAGCCCTTGAAGATGAAGTATTAGATATTGAACGTGATTTAAGAGAAACGTTCGAAACCAAGAAAAAAGTTAAAGATGTTAATAATTTAGCTTTAGCTAATGCTGACGCTAATAAAGATCAAGACAACGAAATTGCGATATTGCAAAATAGAGCAAGTGAACTTGAAGCAAACAGGCAAACGATTCACTTGCTTGGTCATGACTGGAAAGGTATTAGCGGTCATACAAGCGACAGCTTTAAGGCTACACGCCAGTTCATCGCAAATGATACGACACTGACCAATAGCAACGCTTTTGCTAATGCAAAGGCTACAGGTGACGCAATCAAGCAAAACTATCAACAATTAAGTCAAGCAATCGGAATTATTTATGCTTGGCTTGATAATTTAGGCAATCAGCAGGAAATTGTAGATCTTACTAACATGGTCTTAGCACTTAGGGATCAAATTAGCGACAATTCCTCACGATCTCAGGAGGCATTTGTAGATTTTAATAACACAGTATTAGCACTTAAAAATAGCGTTGAAATTACTAGTGCGGAATCTCAAAGTAACAATTTAGATGCACTGCACGAACCTGGTCGCTACTACTTAGGTAACGCAAAGGGCTACAGTGATGCGGTCTTAGAAGTTGCCAGACTAGGCTACACTAATAAAGTTATGCAATATATCTATTCGGCTAGAAACGATCCAAACCGTACAGAGCGCCGAATAGGTACTAGGAACAACGGCAACTCCTATAGCTGGAGTGAGTGGCAAAGCGAATACTAATATAAGGAGAATAAATAATGACAGACGTAAGAATCCAAGACTTTAACGAAAACTGGAAACCAGATACAAACAACGACTTTTTAATGACATTTAATGGCAGTTCTGAATCTAAGACTAGATTAAGAGATGCTTTTTATAGCATGGTGCCAGATGGCGCACCAACTCATAACAACGTATTTCGTGGTCAAAACTTAGGTGCGCTTAATGCTACGCACATCGCCAATATTCAAAACGGAAGCTTCCACGATATGTTTATTGGAGACTACTTTAGTATCAACGGTTCGAACTACGTTATTGCAGGCATTAACTACAAGAGACATCACGGTGACACTATGGATTTAGGCAATCACTTAGTATTAATGCCTAGTGATTGGTCAAAAACACCAACTCAAACACTTAATCCAGACGGTAAAACCACTCACTATATGCAAGACACTGACACTACTGCTGGCGGTTTTGCAGGCACTAAGTTGTACAAGACCTATTTGCCACAAATCCAAACGAAATTGGAATCAGACTTTGGTAACCACTTAATTACGTTTAGAACCGTTGTGTCTACTCATGTTGATGACTCAGGTGCGCCAGATCAAGCTGAATGGCGTGACGCTAAAGTTGCTATTCCTAACGAAGTTATGATCTATGGATCAATTTTGAATGGTAATAATAAGAACGGCTCTTGGAACAATATCGGTGATGAAGACAGCCAATTACCACTTATGAGGTTAAACGATTCAGAACGTTGCAATAATCGTGCAGGTGCATTTTGGCTTAGAGATATCCATTCTACTTCGGAGTTTGCTCCTGCCAACAACTTTGGCGGCGCTGGCTGGGGCGGTGCTTCGAGCGCTTGGAATGGTGTTCGGGCTTTCTTCCTCATCGGTTAATCTTTAAATCCAGCGACCATTTATGGTCGCTTTGCCGATAGAAAGCAGGCAAAGAATGAATTATTACAAGGTATTTCCGCCATAGCTACACAAAAAAGAAAGGTTTTATATTTATGACAGTTCCAAAAAGTAAAAGACACAAATCACGCTTTGAAGTTTTCCACAATATGCAAGCTTTGCAAAAAGAATTAGTAAAGCACTTGATGCAAGACTTCGGCATTACAAGAATAGCCGATTTAGGAGAAGCGCAATTTTTAGACTTAAAATTTGAAAGAGTTATAAATTTGTGCGCTGAAATTGTTGGAGACATTCATAGAGCCAACGCAATGTATGTTTCAAATATGTTGGAATATGAAGAACGGAGGCTTTACCAAGATAAGGCGATAGGTAACTGCGTAGTTTTAAAACAGGAGTTGCAGTCAATAGTAGATATAATTTCGGGCTTGAACTTGAATAAGTATAAAACTTCAATCGAATTGATTGAGAAAGAAATACATTTAATTAAATCATGGCGAAAGTCAGATTTAAGATTAAAGAAGAAATTAGAATTAGGGTAGCTTCTAATCAATCCATTCTACTTCGGAGTTTGCTAATGCCAACAACAATGGCAACGCTAACTGGAACAGTGCTTCGAACACTTGGAATGGTGTTCGGGATTCCCCTTCACAACAAAAATGGTTATTACCAGAAAAGAGTGAGGAAGAAGGAGAAACTATCCGTCTACTAACAGAAAGGTAGTAAATAGCAGGGTAGACGCTGTCGGTTACGATCGTTACAGCTATTAGCCACCTTATTTTTTATGGAAAAATATTCTGATTTAAATAATTTATATGAAGCTTACATGCAAAGTAAGAAAAGCAGTTCATGGAAACCACAAGTACAGATGTATGAGATGGATTATTTGGCAAAGTTAGTTGCAACAAGCAACGAACTTGAAAATCACGTTTATCATGCTAGAAAAGGCTCCAGCTTTACTGTTAACGAACGTGGTAAACAGCGAAACATAAGAAGTAATCCATTTTCAGACAGAGTAATAAGAAGATGTTTTTGTGATAACTGTTTGATTCCAGAATTGAGAAAATACTTGATACATGACAATGGCGCTTCCTTAAGCGGTAAAGGAATATCTTTTACAAGGCGGAGATTTGAGCAACACTTACATGAGTATTACCGCAGGTATGGCACTAATGAAGGCTATATTTTGCTGATAGATTTTAGTAAGTATTATGACAATATCCGCCATGACAAGCTTATGAAAGCTATCGTCAAGCATATTCATGACCCACAGGAATTATGGCTGTTGAGTAAGATTCTTGATAATTTCAAAGTTGATGTTTCTTATTTAAGCGATGAAATGTATAAAAATTGCTTAAACATGAAATTTAATGGAGAAAAGCAATCAAGGCTTGATTCTAAATACTTAACTGGTCAAAAGTTCATGCCAAAGAGTTTAGCTATTGGAGATCAAGTTTCACAAATATGTAGCGTTTACTTTCCAACAAGAATTGATAACTACTGTAAAATCGTCAAGTCTATTCGCTGGTATGGTCGCTACATGGACGATAGCTACATTATCAGTAATGACAAGCAATTTCTTCATGAAATGCTTGATAAGATCACGCAAATTGCCAGCGAATTAGGTATTTTTATTAATCGCAAGAAAACGCGCATTATGAAGCTAAATCACTTCTTTACGTGGTTAAAATTGCGTTACAAGCTTACAGAAACTGGTCACTTAGTAATTAAAGTAAATCCTAAAACGGTAACACGAGAAAGGCGTAAATTAAAGAAATACAGACGAATGGTAGATCAAGGCAGAATGCCTTTAATTGACGTGCAAAATTCTTTTAAGTCATGGTTAGGCACTTACGATAAATTGCTATCATATCGAACCAAATCCAGCATGAAAGCTTTATATACAGATTTATTCGAACGTTGAAAAGCGTTCTTTTTGTTTGCAAAAGAAAAGGAGAAATTATGAACAATCAAGAAACTAATCAAACTGTTAATCAACCAGAAACAGTTGCACCAGTTACTAGCGATCAAACTACGCAAGCAACAGCATCAGCTACTGACACCAAGCTGGCAGATAACACTCAAGATGCTACTGCAAGCACTCCAGTAGCTCCAACTGTGCCAGACAGCGTCAAGCTTGATTTATCAGCAGATCAAGCAGAAATGGTGCAAGACCTTTTAAGTGAATATGACTACGCTTACCGTTCCGACCGTGAAGTTGATTGCAAGCGCGAATTAGTTCGCAGAGACAAGATTGGCAAGTACCCATACGTTGCAGAACCACCAGCACCAGAAATTATCAATCCAGTTTATGACTGGATTAATAAGAAGTGGTACTCAAAGAACGGCTCTACTAGCTTGCCAGAAATTGCGCAATCTGTTGCTAATTTAAACAAGAAGAGTACCGAACAAGATCAAGCTGCATTAGCAAATGGTCAACAGATGCAAATGATTACTAAACAATTAGGTAATCAAATGACTATGATGAAACAAATGCAGCAAACTTTAGCTATTTTAGCTAAAAATAGTCAACCAACTGTAAACACTGATACTAATGGAGGTAACAACTAATGACACAACTTGAACAATGCTTTTTTAACATGTACAAAATGGACTATGATTTCGGCTGGTACGATAAGAGTCAAATGAGAGGTCTTGTTGTGCAAGGCTTTTTATCACCAGAAAACTATCAAAAAATCGTAGGTGAAGCCTATGAAGCACCACAAGCTTAGTCGCTGGAATTTCATCAAGACAGGACTGGTGATCTTTTCATTAGCTCTTTGCTTCATTTGTAATCGTAATTATTTCTGGTATCCGCCAAGCTTAGCACCAGCATGGAACAACATCTGGGTCGATATTGTTGGCCTATTTGCAGGCGTGATTTTAATTATCTGCGGGGCATTAGATCTACACGTCGATATCGTAGTTAAAACGGGGCTGGGTGTTAGCGTCGCTTATTTAACAGTTTTAATCATCGCAGAAAGCTTTCATGTTGTCGGAGCCAACTATATAGTACTGGTCCCACTTATGATACTTGAGGCATATACAATCGCTAACTTGATGCAAATTGCATACGAATATGAACCAGAACAATGTTAGAAAGGAGCTGATACACTTTGCAAAGTCTCAAGGACGTACTAAGTGTACTAGCCCCTTTTATTTTGGGCTTGGTTACGAGTTATCTAAGTGATAAAAGAACAACGAGACACGATGACCACAGTTTCTTAATAGACGATTATCAGTCTGTGGTCAATGAGAATAAGGAATTACGTAGGGAAAACGAAAAACTCAGAAAGGAGTTAAATAAGAATGAATGATTTTTGGGCTACATTTTTAGTTAAGTGCCTTGGCTTGGTGCTAGGCTTTGCTGCTACTGCAGTGTTGGGCTATCTGTCAAAGCACCATGTCAAAATTAAGTTAATGGGTCAAGACATTGATGCTTCTACTGCAATTCAATCAGCAATCAAGATGGCTGTTGAGTGGGGTATTCATAGCGCTGAAACTAATTCAAACTGGTCAGGTCAAGACAAGGAACAATACGTTGAAAACTTAGCTGTCCACTTCCTTGAAACGTTGCCTGTGCCAGTTAAGGATGCTGACAGATACCGCCCTGAAATTAGAGCTTGCATTGAAGCAACTCTCGCAGGTGCTAAGTTAGCTAAGCATGAAGACAGCGCTGAACAACTGCCTGAACAAGCAAAAATCGAAGGTGACATCGAAGCTGTCACTGATGACAAGCCAGTAAAGGGTGATAAGTAA